ATAATTTTCCGTGAACAAGATGTTAATATTGAAGTTCAACCAGGCATTAAAGTCGAAGATCAGTGGAAAATTCAAATGGAAATTCTTTCAGCAATTGGAACAAGAAAAATAAAACTATTTGGCGATGGAGGCACTGAATTACAAATAAACTCATCTGGAACAATCTCGGGATATCCTACAACATCGAGTTCGTCACCAGATGCCGATAATAGTACTCAGCCAAAATTCACAATGAACATGAAATTCTAATGGATAAAATTGAAAAGGAAATAAGGGATTTGCTCAAAACCAACATCAATACGGTTCATACCGCAGAGGCTGGCACTACAGCGACAAATATTACAATAACAAACCATGGTTTGTCAACTGGCGAATTTATCCAAAATGTTACACGTAGTGCAGTGCTGGAAATTACCGTGGTTGATGCAAATAATTTCACCGTGGTTTCAACCACCGGACAAACAGTAGGAGATTCCATCACCTTTTTAAGATTCAAAAAATATTATGTTGGTCAAGTTGATGCTTTTCCTTTGGAATATTTGCCTTGTCTATGTCTATACGGCAAATCAACAGACATGAGGGCGTTATCATCAAACACTGATATGTGGGCAATGAGTATTGTGATTGAGGCGTATATTGATGCTTTCAGTAAAGTTTCATTATCAGACGTTTCTGATAATGATGATATTTTACGGGCGCAACAAACGCTCAAGCAGCTCATGGAACAAAGAGACGCAAATGGAATTGCTCTACCTAATACTGTCCTGGGAGTTTTACGCCGAAATATTCTTGGATCAAATTATCTTTATTCAAACGCCATTTCTATTCAATATAGTAAGCATGTAATTAAAAATAAAGTCTATTTTAAGGCGATAATGGAATTAAAAGCAGTTACGAAATTCTCTTTAAGAAAATAATTTTTAACCATAAAAAATCATGATTATAAAAGCACTCGCAAATTTCAACACTCCGTCTCATCCAGCTTTTGAAGAATCAAAATCGTATTTTGTATCTGATGAACTCGGCAAGGAGTTGATAGATAGAGGATTGGCAGAAGAGGATAAAACCAAAAAAGTTACTCCTCAACCAAAAGTAGAAAAATCCGAAAAAATAGATGAAAAAATTAAAAAATAATCCATAACTAATTAAAACATGAGTACATCAGCATTTTATTCTCGTGTGGCGAGTATATCTTTGAAAAAAGAAACAACACCAGCCACCCCAGTAACTCCAGATCAATTTTTTGGAATAAATGAAGAATCTGTAGTTACACAATACCCACTCGAACCAGCGCAACCAGTATCTGCAAATCGAACAATGAATTTGAGAGCGGTCAAAAAGGCTGTTCCAGCACCAACAGGTTCAATCAAATTAAATATTGAACCAAAGCAATTCGGCTATCTAGCGGAAGGTGTTTATGGAACTTTAACAGAAGGTAATTATTTGCCAATGAATACAGTAGTGGGAACATTTCAGATTGGCGAGACTGTCACAGGAGGCACTTCGGCAAAAAGCGGCACAGTCGCCTTTGTTTCTACGGAATATTTATTGATTACTGCGCCAACTGGAAATTTTATCGCTGCCGAAACGATCACAGGAGGCACTTCAGGAGCTACCGCTAAGGTTACTGCTTTCGATACGACTGTTTATGGTCATCGTGGCAAACTTCCACAAAATACGATGCCAACATTCACACTACAGTTTAATTTTCAAGATACGGCAGTCAGATATTTTGGCGTTCGATTTACCGCTCTCGATCAAATTGCTCAATCAAATAACATTATCACCGCAGATGTTAAAATGATTTCTCAACAAGAATTTCGTGAAGGAAAAATCACTACAGCAACAGTATCAGGAGCAGGAGCAAAGCAGCTTATTCTTGATCAAACAAAAGGACTTGTTGCAGGTGATACCATTAAACTATGGAGGCCAGGAACTGGCTTCATGGAATTTTCAGCAGCCTTGACATATACACATACTATTACAACTGTCAACGATGATACCCATATTACCGTCACAAATTTGCAAACTTCTACCATTGCAGGAGACTTGATTGTTCTAGCTCCTCAAACAGCAACTTATAGCGTCGGTGATGAATTTGCATGGATTGGTTCAACAACTGGCAAAATTGGTGACGCATTGAGTAGTTTGGCAGTCGCAGATTTTGAAGATTTCACATATGCAGTGATAAACGCATATGAAGAACGACATGCAGCTACTGGATTTTTGCCAAAAGATAGATTTCCAGCGGCAATCATTCAGAAAGGTTTAACCGCCAAGGGTTCATTCAAGGCATACTACAAAGATGAAACCTATTACAGACTTTTGAGACTAAATACTCAACAAGCTTTCTCAATTGCTTGTACGGGCAAGGCAATTGGTGTAACCGCTTTGAATTACGAAATTGATTTCATTTTCCCAAATGTTCAATTTGATTCATTCCAAACCTCTATTGCGAAGGATGCAGTAGTTAATCAAGCAATCCCGTTTACTGCTTATTATGATTCAACAACAGGAGAATTAGCAGAGTTATTACTTATCAATGACGTAGCCAGCTACTAAAATGGAAATTCAAATAATTGGCCTGGAAAAATTAAATAATAGAATCGACGGATTTAAAAAAAGACTTGCAGACTTGTCGCCAGCATTTGCGGATTCTGGCGACGTGATCTTGCAAGAATTCAAGGCCAATTTTTCGGAAGAAGGACGAATATTGACAGATGGTTGGCAGCCAAGAAAAAAAAGTTATCCGTGGCCAATTTTGGAAAAAACAGGTAAATTAAAAAACACATGGAATTCTAAAATTGAAAATAAGAAATTAACAATCAGTAGTCCGATTGAATATGCCACTTATCATCAATTTGGAACTCCAAAAATGCCAGCCCGTAAAATTGTCGGCATTACAAAATCTCTCCTTGAGAATGTTATAGACAGAATTAAAAAATATCTTTTAACTCCATAAAAATGATTTCATTCGTTGACGACAAGCCATCCAGATTAGTTTTTGGAAATGACTGGATTGATATAAAATCAAGCCTCTCTTTCGAAGATTTTAGAGTTTTCTTTAAAAACAAGGAAGATTCACTAGAAAATATATTACCTGCTCTAAAAAAAGTGGTGGTGGCGTGGAGTTTTAATATGCCAGTTTCGCCCGAAAATATTGAAAAGTTGACATATGCTAGCGTTATGGAATTGGGTGTTAAGGTTTTGGCTTTGTATACTCCCGAAAAAAAAAGCTCGACGCAATCACAGCCAGAATCATCCACGGAGTCCAAACCGACTGTTTAGATGAAATTACGGATTTTGAAATGTCAAAGATGTTCGGATTAGAATGGAAAGATCACGATAATGTGCGTATGAGAAATTTTATTACAATTTTAAACGCACAAAATAAAAAAATTGACTTAGACTCACGAAAACATGGCTGATGATGAAGTAAAAATAGTCCTTTCGGCAGAAGATCAAGCCACTCCCGCAATCGAAAATGTAAAACAGAGGCTATCTGATTTAGGTGCGACCCAAAATGAATTGGCAGGAGCAACACAAGAATTTAATGCAGGAATACAATCACAAGAAGCTAGTTTTGCCTCTTTATCTGGGCAAATGGAAGCGTTTGATTTACAGGCACAGCTTACTAATAAAGATTGGCAAGATTATGCAACCTATCTTTCCGAGGCGAATACTAAAACAGAAGAAGGCGCAGGCTTAATTGATGAATTCACAACCAGGCTTGAATACATGGCGGTGAGAATGGCTGCGACTTTTGTTTTATTCAAGGGATGGCAAGAATTGACAAAAACTATAAAAAACATAGATGAAGCTGAAAAGACACTCATTGAAACAACAGGAGCTTTCGGAGACAAACTAGATTCACTAAAGGGAAGTCTATCTAATGTTTTGGGAACTGTTCCACAAAACATTAAGGATGTTTCGATTACAGTTGCAGATATAAATCAACGATTTGGGGTTACTGGACAACAATTAGACAATCTTTCTAAAAATTTTTTAGATTTTTCACGAATTACTGGATCAAATGTTAAACAGTCTATTCAGGACGTTTCGCAAATGATGAATAATTGGAATATCTCGACGGATAAAACAAGTCGTGTTTTAGACGCATTAACCACTGTTTCCCAAAAAACAGGAATTGGCGTGGACAGTTTAACAAAAACGGCTCAACAGTTTGGAGAACAATTTAGATCAATGGGCTTTGATTTCACGCATACAATAGCTTTGCTTGGTAATTTTCAGATGGAGGGAGGTAACACAGAAAAAATGGTTACAGCTCTTAATCTGGCAATGACTAATTTTGCAAAACATGGAATTAAAGATCCCGCAGCAGCATTTTCCGAGTTAATCGCGAACATTAAAGACGCAAAAACAGACATGGATGCCGCAAAAATTTCTATAGCTGCTTTTGGTGCAAAAGCAGGTCCAGATTTTGCCACTCAAATAAGAGAAGGCAAGTTGGCATACGGTGATTTAGTTAAATCCATTCAAGATTCAAAAGGAATTGTTGAGAAAACATCAGATACCGCAACGACGCTCTCTGATACAGTTTCAAAAATGGGAAATAATATAGTTGCCGGATTCACGCAGGCGAGTGGAGCAGCAAGCATTTTAAATGAACAATTGACGAAAATAAATGATTCTTGGACAGAAAATAATCGACTCAACGTAGAATTATCGAATAATTTAGAATCTGATTCAAAATTTTACGATCAACTTTCGGAAGCTGCAAAAAATACCAGTGGAGATTTACATGATTTTTTCACAAAATGGAAAGATGCACAAGAAGGAATTGTTGCAAGCGATGTTGCATTAAGAGAGGGAAATTCTGCCTTGTCTAAAGATTTACATGATACGGCAATGGATCAACTCGCAGATTTGCAAAAAATAAAATCTTCCTTAAATTTAACCTCAACAGAAGTTTCTAATTATTCAGATGCGTATTTAGCAAAATGGAAAACCATAAATGCTGAAATAATTAAATCAATGGCCGCAACTGGCAAAGACGTTGGTGATATTTGGGCAGCATCTATGGCAAATATGATCAGTTCTGGTTATTCATGGGAAAAGAGCATGATAATATCCATAGATAATGTGCGTCGCCAAATGCAATCTGTTAGCATTGCTCAATGGGGATTATCGGCAGGATTCGCAGGATTAAAATCTGCCAAAAAATCTACTGATGAATTTGGAACTGGTGGTGGAGGTGGTGGAGGTGGGGCGGACCTTTCTTCTTTATTAGATAGTGGCAAAAAAACCAAGGAAAAAATTGACGAAAATATGAAAGGTTTTGCGGATGCTTTGGAAAAATCCGCAGATGCTTATAGGTCTTTGTCTACAGAAGGAGCAAAAGACTTAGAAACGCTAAAAGAAGCCCACAATACAACAACCAAAGACATTATTGATAAGCTCGTCACATTAGACGATACCTATAAGTCTACAATCAAATCAGAAAAAGAATCGCTACAAAGCCTTGCGGAACAGCACAATAAAACAACGGAATCTATACAGAACAATATAGATAAAATACGTCAATCATTATCTGATCTTGATGACAAGTTAGCGGCAGATACACAGGTTGCAGTAGATGATTTATCAAAAGCTTTTATTGAAACAAAAAAGAGCGTTGCAGATTTACAAAATCAATTAGATAACTGGAAAACTCCGAATAATATTGCTGAAACGCAATTGAAAATTGATCAATTGCAAGAAAAGCTTAATCAAGCAAAAAATCCACAAGATCAAAGACTTATTGAGGATGAAATAAAAAATCAAAAGATTGTTTTGCAATCATATATAGATTCTGATTCGGAAAAGAAAAAGACAGTCCAAGATTCTTTATTAAAACAACAAGCTTCGCTAAATCAATATTCTGATCTAGCTGCACAATACGCAAAAGACATTGCAAACGCCCAAAAATCAGCCGATGCAACAGTTTTGGAGTCAGCGGTGAAAACATTTCAACAAAAAACTCTAGCCGCACAAGATGCTTATAATAAACAAAAAAACGTACTCAATCAGCAATTATCTGATTTGCAAGCTTCTTTACAGATAGAAATGCAAGCATATTCACAAAAAGAAGCAAAAATAGAGGAAGAAACAGCGGTAAAATTAAAAAACCTAAAGAAACAAAAAACAGATTTAGAAGAAAAATTAAAAGAAGAGAATACACTTTATAAGGAAAAGTCAGATGAAATAAATAAAATTCTGAAAGATGCTTATCAATACCGAAGAGAACAGGAAGATTATTTCACTCAACAGGTCACATCGGACATAGAAGCGCAAATCAAAGAATATCAAAAACTTGCACAGGCAATTTCGGCCGCAAATTCGGCAAAGTCAGCCGGAATATTACACGTGACCACCAAGGCAAGAGCTACTGGTGGCCCTGTTTCTCCGGATGAAGGATATTTAGTTGGTGAAAATGGCCCTGAATATTTTAATCCTTCAACATCTGGAACGATTATCCCGAATGATAAGCTGGGAGGAAATACAACAATCAATTTCAATTTCAATGGTGTAATTTCTAGCAAACAAGTGGCTCAAGAATATGCCGACATTATGTTTCGCAACTTCAAACTTCAATCACAAGCTTTCTAAATGCTTTTTCTTTACGTAAATGGAACAGACAGAACGGGCGATCTACAAAGGGAAACACTTGAAAAACAAAATCAAGTGCAACAACGTGCAGACACGCTTAACTTCACGTTGTTTCAGGGATCAAAGCCGAGTCATGATGAAGATGTAAAATTATATGTTGGAGACACGGTTAAAAGCATTGCAGGGGCAGTCATAACGCTTGATGGACATTTTGAAAAATCAACAAATAAATTTTATGCTGGCCAAATTATTCATTTGCGAATAGGCCAAACAGACGAAACAAAAGCCACAGTATTGTCTTATGATGAATCAACACTAATTCTTACTTTGACCACATCGCCGAGTGTTACGGTCAATCCTGGTGATAAAATTGGAGAACTTGTATATGGCGGCGTTATATCAAGAACTAAAGATCAAAACATAGAAGTATTGGCAAATCTGGAATATCCGATCGAATGTGTTGACTATACAAAAATTTTTGATAAAAAACTCATTGCAGATAGCTGGATTGCATATGACGGTCGACAGATCATTAACGATTTTTTAAACACTACAATAAATTATAATTCTACTGTTGATAGCTTATCTTACGGCACAAATGGCGCAATTCAGGCGGTATGGACACCGACAAATGATGGTAATGCCGCCACCGTTGATTTAGCGGATTTTATAGAAGGTTCAGGATCAGGATCGCTGAATTGGACATTTGCTGGTGGAACGGCTAAATGGGAGGCCACCCCTACAATCAAGAACGTCTCTCCGTGGACGGGTGTTAATAATGGAACGCCAACGAAGGGATTTTTGATGTTTTGGGTGAAGCCGTTAGACTACACAAAAATCACAGCATTAAAACTTAGAATTGGATCAAGTAATGTGAATTATGTTGAGGTGACATTACCTCTTCCCACAAATAACAACTGGCAATATTTAAGTGCAAATTTGGCGACGGGAACAGTTGTCGGCGTACCAGATTGGACGGTTATGAATTATGCTGCAATTATTATAACCGAGACTGCAACATCATCAACTAAAGTTAATGGATTCCGTCTAAATTCCACTGGAAGTTTCACTGCATATAATCTTAATCCTACAACTAAATTAGATGATTTTAGGTCGAACAACATAAAGCCAACGGCCTTAATGCAAACTTTGGCCAAAAATTTCTCTTTCATGTGGTACGTAGACTATGAAAAAGATGTGCATTTTTTTGGCATGGATACTATTTCGGCTCCCTTTAGTTTGACTGATACGTCGAACAATTTTAAATATTTAACTCTTGAAGTAGATCAAAGCCAACTTTCAAATCGAGTGATTGTGCAGGGAGGTGAGACGGATTCTGTTTCGCAATATGCACAAGTCGTTCCAGGGGATGCCGCTCGAAGAGAATGGCTCATGAAGAATAAATTTGATGATGTTGGGATGACGATCAAAATTGACGACAATACAACAACACACGCAGCAGAGGTGGGCACTATCACCACAAATATCAAAATAACTGGTCATGGTCTATCTTCTGGCGATCATGTGATAAATAGAACCAGAGGAAATACCGTGAGACAAATTTTAGTAGTAGATGCAAACAACTTCACCGTCGAGGCCGTTGTCGGACAAACTAATGGCGACACAATTAGCTTTTTTGCAATCTCTAAAACTTATGGACGTGAAGGACTCGATGATGAAAGTGTTTTTGATTATATGGTAAATGCTCAGGTCCAATCAGTAAGGGCATCAACCCAAACAATTACATTATCGTCGGGAACATTTATAAGATTTTCTTATTTTGAAAAAATACCCATTCAAATACAGTACACAGACACGGCTTCGGCTAATGCCCTCAAGGCCTTGGGGTTGGGAGATGGCGTATTTGATCTATTACCAGTTTCCGATGTGAGTATTCAAGACTTAGCAACGGCGGTTGCCTTGGCACAGGCGGCAATTCAAGATTATAAAAATCCTATTGTCACCGCAACATTCAAGACAGATCGTCAAGGATTAAGGGCAGGACAAACAATCCACATTCAAGATTCGGTGCGTGGAATTGGTAATGATTATTTAATTCAAATTGTGGCTGCTAAACAGATAGCTGGTGAATTTTCAGACTATTTTATTTATGAAATAACCGCAGGCACGACACTTTTTGGCTTAATCGAGTTTTATCAAAAATTGCTTGCCCGACAAGCACAAGTTGTGAATAATATTAACGAGGTGGTCGAAACATTCGTTACGGCATCCGAAGGAGTAACAACAACAACGACATCTGAGTCCGCCGCAATTGGTGGATTCAAAAAAGCAACGAAAATTGAAGGTGTTACAGCAGTTAAAACGGCTGAACACACCTATAAGCATAATCAAGGAACATGGCACTGGGAGGCTTCTGTCGGACAAGACCTGCCAACAAGATGGAATTTATTTGATTGGGGATGATTTTTTAAATTATTTTTATGAATACAAAAGAACAAAATCAGATTATGGTCGGAAAAGAATTACATTTACTTACGCTTTGCGATGCAAAAAGTGAAGTGGCAAAAGACTTAGAAAGACAAATTGAAAAAGTAAGAATAAATCGAGAAGAATTATTAAAAAATGGAAACTATAACGAAAAAGCAGCTTTTGAACTTTGGAAAATCTATAGTTATTTAATAGAAAAATTACATAAAAGTTTTATGATTCGGCAGTTTCGGGTCGAAAACATAACCACAACGGTTGGAAGATCTGTTTTTGCTCAGAGATTGGCTGGTGTCAATACCTATACGGGAAATGTTACGCATACAGCACTAGGAACAAGTAATGCTGCCCCAGCAGTTGGAAATACTACCCTCGGAACAGAAACATACAGAAAAGCTTTGTCAAGTGGAACATTTTTAAACAACGTTTCTTATTTAGAAACTTTTTTTACGGCGGCAGAAGTGAACGGAACTTTTGAGGAATATGGGAATTTTATTGATGGAACAGGTGCGGCAAATTCCGGCCAACTTTTTAATAGATTTATTCAAACGGTTGCAAAATCAAATGTAGAAACTCTTAATGTACAAACAACCATCACGTGGTCAGATGGATGATAATAAAATTAAAATATGTCAATAAGTTCATCAATAGTAGCGGCGAACGATCAAGCCCTTGCGACTCAGTACAATAGTGTCAGATTGGATATTCTTACTCATGCGGCAGACACGCTTAGTGATACGGGTGTGGCAGATGCGTACATTGTGACATGTGATAACCAAATTACCGCTCTGGCAACTGGACAAGTAGTGAAGTTTATTGCAGGACATGCTAATACTGGAGCTTCGACGTTAAGATTTAAAAACTCTCTTGCTCTTGATGTTACAAAAAATATTAAAAAATCAAACGGTGAAGATTTAATTTATGGAGATATTGCGCTTAATGCTTTAATTGTTTGTGTATATGACGGAACTCAATTTGTCATTCAAGGTTCTGCGGGGGCAAAAAGTATTGATAGAATATTTACAGCAAACGAATCTATATCTGTAAATGATAGGGTCTCGTTAATTGATGGAACCGCCAATACTGTAGAAAAAACAATTCGTCATAATTATGATAATCCTCCTAGTAGCGTAAGTCCTGGTGGAACAAGAACACAATATAAAAATTGTAAATGTGATATAGATCATTCAGCCGTCATTTATAGCGATGGAACTAATTGGCAGGCAATAATTGCAGAAATAAATAGAGAGACTTTAGGTTTGTCTTTTGGCACACCTGTTCAGTTAAATACTGCAAGTACTGCAAGTACTATTTGGGCAAAATGCACATATATGGCAGACAATAAGATCGCCTTTTTATATTTTACCGCAGATAAACATTTGCGAATTCGTGTTGGTACAGTTTCCGGCACAACAATTACTTTAGGAACAGAATCTGATCTGTATACCGGAACTAATATTTATGGGTGTTCAATGGCTCTAATGAGTACAGATAAACTTGTTGTTGCTTATTCTGATGATACGACTGGCGGAGGAAATTCAACAATTGGAATATTCGACGTGACGGTGTCTGGCACAAACTGTACTAATCATATTGCTAATAAAATCACAAAACCTAATGGATATACTACTGGAAATGATCCCATAGATTTAGTTTGTTTGAATTCTACGATTGCGATGGTGATAGTAAGTTATCAAACTGCTACAGTATTGGGCTGGAAGGTCACATTTACGGGAGATGTACCAGCGGACACAGCCACATATACAGTCGGCGTATCTGGCGTTGCCGAATTCGTAAATGCAACTCAAACCTGTACGAATGCAGGAAACGAACAAATACTTATCACATGGTATGATAGTGGGCCTAAATATAATGCAAGAACATTGAAAGTTGATGGCACTCTTTCATCTGTTCTTGCTCTATCAACAACTCCAGATGGATTCAGTAATTCTCCTCAATATTTAGGCATTGTGTGTATTGAAGTTGATTCTACGTCGAACAACACATCAAGAAGTTTTATTAGTGGAAGTAGTGGAACACTTATGGAAATTATTACAGGTGGAGCAAGTTGTAGTTTTGTTTCAATTAGAGGCATAGGAAGTGGTGATTATTCATGTATTACACTTATCGATTCCAACAGGAAAAAAATTGTATGGATAAATGGTACATTTTCCGCTCGGGCCATGTCTGAATATGATAATTCTAATCTCTATATTGGATGTGCGCTGCAAACAGTCACAATTGGAAATTCAATAGCAATAAGATCAATTGGAATAATTAATGGTTTTGCTGGTCTATTGATAGGAAAAACATATTATCAAGATTTCAATTCTTATACCCTAACAACTATTGATACAGGAATAATAATTGGCACAGCTATATCGACAACAGAACTAGATGTCAATAATTCAAAAAAATGCTTAAATATTTCTTTTTATACGAATTCTAAGATTAAAAATACAGGAGCATTCACTTGGAGAATTTATCATAATTTAGGGGTAGTTCCTTCAATAATCCGTGCATCCGAGGGAGGCAATCCGAATACTGGAGTATCTAATAATGGACAATTTGGAAATGGAACATATCGAAATTTTATATATTCATATTCATATGGTTCTGCTCTTGGTGCAGGGCGGGGGGATGCGGCATTGGTTAATTGGGGTAACTGGGTAGTCACAGTGAGTCAATCAACAAGATTCTATACAGATTTTTCTATTTCTAGTCCTGCCGATATTGGAAGTGATGCAGTTTTTTCTCTTGAGTTTGAAGCATAAATAAATCTAAATCTAGTATTTGTTTTATATGCGGTGTTTTAAGCAATGGCGAAGGGTAATTGCCGTTGTGTCGTTCGGGCAAAAATTAAGACAAAGCAAAACTAGGCTATTGACAGTCCTCAATCTATAGTATAGTGTTCAATGTGTACTACAATTAGTAGTGGTAAACCAATTTTCAAGGAGCAAGATCTCGCGAGAGCGGGATTTTTGCTTATGCGTATGTTTTGAAGTTTCTGGCACAAGGGTCGATGAGGCCGTCATTGATTCAACAATGCGCCGGTTAATCCAATATGCTCATCGTCCATTCATATTGGCGGCGGTAGGGCTTTAATTCCCTTGCAGGGCTTCGTCTTGCGTCAAAACCCTGCAAGGAGATTAAATATTGACTAGAGGGCAGAATAGAAGATTTTTTTCTGCCCAGGGCATGCGTTCTGTTGTCATAATAGCTCAGAAAAATTAAAAAGCAAATACAAATTATAATTATGGTTATATCATCGAACTCAGTTCGAACTCAGATAAATTATGATTTAATTGTCAAATTCTCTTGCAAATAATTATAGTTTAAAATATAATTGAATAAATTTAGTTACTTAACTCTTTTCTTATGATAGAAAAACTTGATCGTGATTTGATGATTTTATCGGTTGTCTCTGTATTCTTATCGTTTTTTGTTTCGTCCTGGCTTGAATTAACGGTGATTGGAATTTGGTTTGCGGTTTTGGCAATATTTTTTAAAATTTAAAATTATGGAAAAAACATATTATCAAATCAATCTTAAAAAATCTAATTCTGGAAATATTATCATTGAGGCGTTAATTCTATTAGCGGCAACCTTTTGTTTCGTTCTTGCGGCGTTTTGTGTGTGGTTTATTTTATCCATTATATTTTGTCTATGAAATGTGATTATTGTCAAAAAGAGACAGATATATTGGCAAACACCCCGTATCTTATTGATTCTCTCAGGGGAGCAAAAATGTGTCGTCGTTGTTGGAATACTTCTTTTTTAACTAATTTTCCGGATGGACCAAAATTTAATCCAAAAAATTAAATATATTAAATAAATCAAAAACCATTATGAATGTATCTTATAAACAATTTTCCTGGGGTGTATATTTAATTTGCGGATCAATATTTGGTGCTAATGGACACTCCATAGCTGCCTTGATGTTTGTGGTGATGTCTTTATTTTCAGTCATATCTATTAAAAACTAACATGAAACCAAAGAAGAAAAAAGAGGCGGAAGATAGGATCGTTGACAAAGTGGTGGTTGCGTTAATTTATGACGATGTTATGTTCGGAAAAACACCAAAAATCACTTTAAAAGAAGATCTTGAGATCCTCGAAGATCGCATTAATGCAATGTGGAGAAAGAAGATTGAGGAGGCAACGGCACATCCAGAATGGTTTTCTTATCCCGATAATGCTTTTAAGTACATTCGTGCAAAATTATTAGATAACAAAGCAGCCTCATACCTGGAACGCCTGAAATAGAAGTTTATTTAGGGGGAACCCGCAAGATATTATTAAAAGCTCTTAAATATATTAAATAACTAAAAAACTATGTCAGACACAAGCTGTGAGAATTGTAATTTATGCTATGGCTGCGAAGACTGCGGTGGCTGCGAAGGCTGCGGTGGCTGCGAAGGCTGCGGTGGCTGCTACAGTTTGCTAGGAGGTAAAAACTGCAAAGCTGTAAGTAGATCTATTTTTACGCTTAATGTTAAGGGGGATAAATTCCTTATTTTCCGTACCAAGGTTTCTGAATATAGATTCGAAGAAATAAATAGCAAAATCTATTCACTTTTAAATGGATGGAGACCAAATCAAACAAACGCTTTTGAACTTTATATGAAAGCTGGCAACGAATGGAACAAAATAAATCTTTTTGAATTGACCTACAAAAACTGGAATGATTCATGGCTAGATATGCCTAAAGTTGCAATTGATTATATCAAATCTCTTCCAGAGTTCATAGCAGAAGATTTTAAAGAAATCACAGGCCTAGACGTTTCAAAAGAGGACGGTAAAAAGAAAGAACTTTTAAAAAAGCCGAGAAATTAATAGAGAAGGCCAAATTAGCCCCATATTTCACCGCTAAGGGGCAACGGAATAACTAAAACTATGAAAAAAGATTGGATGAAAACCTGTGACTTATGTAGCTACAAAATGAAAGCTGGGGAAGTTTACATTTGTTATCTCGGGAAAACTGGTACTCGCATGAACTTTTGCATGGATTGTTCTCAAAAATATCCAGATGAGAAACGAAGAAAAGGAGTAAAATGGGCAGTGGTAAAGAATGGCGAAGATGACTTTGAATCCACAGCAGACAGAAGGATTCACTCAAAGAAACGGCCAAGGATGATAGGGACACGTTCATCCTAATTCCTATTATCCTTTCGCACTTTAACAACTAGAAGATTAAGAGGGGCTGTGGCGGAATAGTAAACGCACAAGAAAGGCCTGTCTATGGGTAAAATTATAGATTTGCAAGGTGACTATTCGTGAGAAAAAAAACGAGCCGTAGTAGGGCGTAAACGGCTCCAAGTACTCTCGTCCTTCGCGCAAATCCTTGCCAGCCCCTCCTAGTTTTCTAACGAGGTGAAGATAGTTCAATGGTAGAACACTGCTGCAGCAAATATAGGAGTTAAACTCTCCTTCTTCACACCAAATTAAATATTTTAGCCCATGCTCAAACTAATTAAATCAATACTATGAAGCACTTGAAAGATATAAAAAGTTGGAAAGAATGTATAAACGAGATTATTTGTGGAGATTGCTTAGAGGGAATGAAATCGATTCCTAATGACAGTATCGATCTCGTTTTAACAGATCCACCGTATGGAATGAACTATCAGTCCTCCTGGAGGACTGATAAATTTGATAAAATAGAAAATGACGACAATCTTGAATGGATAGAACCATTTTGTAAATCTATTTATAGAATCTTAAAAGATAATTCCCACACCTATATTTTTTGTAATGAATATACTATTGGGGATTTAAGACTATACTTAAAAAATGCTGGATTTGTGTTGAAAAGAATGCTTGTTTGGGTCAAAAATAATCACACGAGTGGAGATTTAGAGGGTGATTATGGCAATAAAACTGAATACATAATCTATGCTCACAAAGGCAGGAGGTAGTAACTGCTTACAAAAACCCTACAATATCCACAGAAATCGGTTAAAAACACTTGCTTTTTATTATTAAATAACCTATAATTGATATGAAGATAACAAAAATAACAAAAGAGTATTATGAGGTTGAAGGAGAAAAAGTTTACTTCTTCGAGCCCTTAGAAAGGGTCATATCCATAAAGGAATTACAGAAGATTATGGATACGGTGGAACAGGATTTGCTGGCGGTTAAAAGTAGGAGAGTCAGTGCTAAGGAAGTTGTTAATAAATTAAAAGATAAATAATATGAATAAACTACTAGAACCAATAAATTACTTTGGAAAAGTCAGCATCTCCTTTGATGATATTAACGGAAAGATTGTAGGGCGTTTAGCTGACAAAGGTATTTGTTTTTCTCTTAAAAAACCAGAGTATTTCTTTTGCCCACATTGTAAAACAACTAATTTTGACAATGTAAAGGAAGAAAGGATTGATGGAGAACCAGAAATAAAATCAATCGCTTATGGAATGGGTTTCGCAGACACTAAATATGGCAAAAGTTATGTGCCTATAATGGACGGAGATAAAAGCCGAGATTATCCAGTATCATTTAAGTATTTTTGTGAAAATTGTCGGAACGAATTTACAAAACCAGAGTTAATGGAGGCGTTAAATGAGAGGGATAAAGTTTTTGAAAAAGAGAAAACAAACAAAATTATAGCTATATTGAAAGCGTTAAACGCCAAACCTTATGAAAATATACAAAATAACCGAAGCGAGTAAATATCTCGGCATAAGCATAAATTCGTTAAAGACACTGGCGAATAACGGCAAATTAAATTCTTTCAAAACAAGCGGTGAACACAGAAGATTCAGAGAAGATGACCTTGATGCTTATATGGGAGTCAAGAAAGAAAAACAAGAACGCCTAACAGTAATTTATGCCAGATGTTCTACCGCCAAACAGAAAGAAAACTTGGAAAGGCAAAAAGACAGACTAAGAAAACACGCTGAAGAAAAGGGATACAAGTATTTGATGATAGACGAAATAGCAAGCGGAATAAACGAGAAACGCAAAGGCATACATAAACTGATTAAGATGTGTTTTGAGGGAAAAGTTGAACGGGTTTTAATTGAATATAAAGATAGGCTGGCAAGATTTGGATATGAATACTTGGACGCAATTTTTAGAAATTTAGAGATTATTGTTGAAGTAGTAGAAATTAAAGAAAAGAAATACGAAGAGGAGTTAGCTGAAGATATTATGAAGATTCTTACTTGCTACTCTGCCCGATATTATGGGGCAAGAGGCGGTCGAAAGAAGAAAAATGAGCAACAAAATGAACCCAACGAATCTAATGGAATTTAAAAAGGAGGATTCTAAGCGGAAACAGGGCTGTAAACGTCTTGAATTACCCCAGGGGTGAAAATTTAAAACATCCGACCGAAAAACCTCTACAAATCATAGAATTTTTAATGCAAAAAAGCAGTAAAGAGGGCGATTTAATCTGCGACCCCTTTATGGGAAGTTGGACAACTGCTAGAGCTTGTAAAGACATGGGTAGAAACTTTATAGGATTTGAGATAAACGAAAAATATTGCAAAATTGGAACTGAGCGACTTAGGCAAGAAAATCTATTTTAGCCTCTTGACTTTTATCATTAGAACATGTATCATTGGGTATAGCAACAATCGCCGAAAGGCTTTACATAAAACAAAAATAACCTAAAAACAAAATGTTATATGGAAAAACAATTACTATGGAAGGTAGTGAAGGTAGCGGTGATAATCTTTGTCTCAGCTATTATGCTGGGGTCATTCTTTGTGCCTCTATTTTCAGGAAACACTCAGGCATCAAATCCACAAGCTCAGATAGAACAGAAAATCAATGAAGCGGCTAAACAATGGGCTGAAGCAAATATCCAGATCCAGAAATATCAGCCAGTCGTATTGAAAGCTCAAGAAGATAAGAAGAACGCTGAACAAACTGTATCGTCTTTTCTAGTGCCGGCCCAAAGATAGGGGCAACGGCTAAAACTATGCAAAACTTTGCAAAGACAGGGCGAGATGCCCAGTTTGATATCAATAAATTAGCCTATGCCGTAGCAATGGCTGAAACCCAGGATTGTACAAAAGGACTAGGTAAAAAGTATTTCAATTGTTTCGGAATTCGTCATAACGGCAAAGACATGCAATATAAATCAAAGAAAGACAGCTATGACGAATTTAAAAGGGTCTGGCAGAAGTTTTACGGGGGATTCCCTACTTATCAGCAGGCAGTTATCTGGACTGGCAACAGCGCGCCAGAAAGTTGGCTTGTAGCAGTCAAGCAATTCTACTACGGAAAATAATTCAAAAATGTTGGACAAATTATAAATGAAGAATATAATTTAATTACATAGGAAAAGGAGAAAATCAAAAAAGCCGCCGATTGAAAGGCGGTTTTTTTGAATTAAATTCAATTCAAAATCATATGTGCGCTTCCAGTGATTGCATGATACCGAGTAATCGAAGCTCTATCGCCAAACCATGGGTCTATAATCTTATATCGTCCAAACCAATTCTTGCCAATGGCAACAACCCAGTGATAATGATCTACTTCTAGGATGACGGCTTTTTTCGGGTCTTGCAACGAAATGTCTATCTCTGGATCATTTTCGCCATATAATCTTTTTTCGAGACGAAATTGTGTCGCCTTCGATAGAGAACCCCAGATAATCAATCCATCAGCAGTGAAATCTAATTTCTGTCCGAGCTGATCCGGACTCTTCCATGAGCCGTCGAATTTTGTAAAATAATCGGTGAGCATGGATAAGCAGGTAATAGTACAGCCATATCTACCTATTTGATAGGGTGAATTACCCAGGGATGCAGAGGCCCACTTCGGATCACGTTGACATAGATTAAGCATTTTTATATGGGTTAATGATATTTTTGATGATAACACAATTACAGTTTAATGCAAGCATTCTTATAAAGAAAACTATAATTGCCCCTTGACTTCAATTATAAACTAAACTATAATTATGCTGTTCTTATTACATAATATCAAATATATGAACACAAAAAAATGCACATGTTGTCAGCAATCATATGATTACGAGGATGAACCAGCAGAAGTCAAGCAAGGTGGTGAATTTATCTGCCCTGATTGTTGAAATGAGTAATCTAATTATTTTTTAATTTTAAAAATATGGAAGAAAAAAAAGAAATTGTAATACAAAAACAAAATGTAGATCAGTTTTTTTCACAAACTTATCTACAACAGGCCCTGGATATTGCTAATCAATTCCACAAAGCGGGATGTTTCGGGAAAGATGTACAGAATGTTCATCAGGCCTTTGTGAAGATTCAGGCGGGCAGAGAGATGGGCATGGCGCCAATGGAAGCCATGAAATCGCTCTATATCGTGAATGGCAACATAACCATCTGGGGAAGTGCCATGACGAAGCGATTGCGTGAAGCAGGCTGGATTATTACTTATTCGGAAGAACCTGGCAAATGCACGGCTCGAATCAATAAAGGCGTGGAAAAATACGAATTCACGGCAACGAAAGAACAGATGCTTAATCTCAAGAGTCGAGCCTATGGATTCGCACCGGAAGATAAGCTCCGATGGCACGCAATCAGTCGTCTGGTTAGATTCTATGTGCCAGAAGTTCTTGGCGCAGTATCCTATACGAAGGAAGAGGCGGAGGATTTTTCATCCGAGCCTAATGTTGTAGATGTTACCGAAAAGCAAAAACGAGTTGATGAAATTTTGTTAAAATTGAAAAATGCTAAAACAATCGCCGAATATAACGAAGCTACTACTATGATTAGCATTACGGTTGGACTGTCGAAAGACGACATCGAAATTATCAAAAAAGTCGCAATTTCAAAAAAAACCGAATTAGCTAAGTGGCCGACCGTTATCGAAAAAGAGAAGCCAAAAAAATCCGAATGTCCAAAGTGTAAAAAAATTGCCACAAAAGCAGACCTTGACTTGATTAAAAATTTAGGTTATTGTTATAATTGTGAAAAAAAGATGCAAATTCAAAACGAAGCTGAAAAAGAGGCTTGTCAATCAGAATATCCTTTAAATTAAAACTCTATGAATTTACAAAAAATTATTGAAAAATGTCAAAAATCTAAAAAATGGACTGAGCTTGAAGAATACTGCTTAACTCCCGAATTTCAAAATCTCGGTTATGTTGAGAAAAACAAACATTTTATTACCAGTTCAAAATTAAAAGATTTTGAAAAATGCCAGCTTACCTACAAGCTCAAGCATGTAGACTTAATTCCGGATCCGACAGAGAAGGAAGCAGACTATTTCATTGTTGGAAGGGCATTAGACGATCTTCTAACTTACGGACAGGACTACTATCAATCTACATACGAAACAGTTGCTAGACGCAACGAAAAGGCCCAAAAAGTACAGCTCACCAATACGATGTCAAAATTGATTGATCAGATGCATCATGAATTTAAAAATCAAACCGTTTTTGCGCCAAATCCAAAAAAGAAAGTATTTTTTCATGAGGTAGCAGGCTTTATTCTCAAGGCTGAAATGGATGATTATGAGAATGGCATAATTAGAGATATAAAAACCACAGCTAATATTTTAACTTTTGATCCGAAAGATTATGAATTGCAAATGAGTTTCTATCATTGGTTAGTCGAAGAAAATACAGGCATGAGGCCACGAGTCTTTCTCGAAGTCGTGGACAAATATACACATTTTTCAAGATCAAAAATGATTGAATATAGTGAAAATTGCCTCTTGGGAAAAAGAGCGGAATTATTATCTCTATTAGAGAAACTCCGAGAAGCACATGATCTTAATATTTTTATTCGATCAAATATTGAGCAAATAGTTTTCAATTCTCCTTATTATGGCCATCCACAATATGGTCGATGGACAGAAACACAAATTTATTAAAAATAGTTATGAACGCAATACAACTACGGACTGGATGGGAATGGAGCGAGAGCTGGAGCTGGAGCGGGAGCAGGAGCGGGAGCTGGAGCGTGAGCAGGAGCAGGAGCAGGAGCAGGAGCGAGAGCTGGAGCAGGAGCGAGAGCTGGAGCGAGAGCGGGAGCGGGAGCGGGAGCAGGAGCGGGAGCAGGAGCTGGAGCAGGAGCGGGAGCTGGAGCGTGAGCAGGAGCAGGAGCAGGAGCAGGAGCGAGAGCTGGAGCGAGAGCGGGAGCGGGAGCGGGAGCTGGAGCTGGAGCAGGAGCTGGAGCAGGAATATTTAAATTTTAACCAATAAATCTTAACTAAATAACCATGAAAAATGAAATCAAAGAAATCCAGAAACTCTTGTCAAAAATTTCTGAAAGCAAATCTGAATCGGTAGAGCTGAATATTCCTGTACCTGAAACTCCGTTTGAGATTGGTAAATCCTATTTAATTAGGACGGTTACTTTGTATTACACAGGACGAGTTAAAGATGCGAAAGGGAAATTTGTTCAACTGGAAGAGGCTGCTTGGATTGCTGATGCCGGTAGATGGGAGCAGGCAACAAAAGATGGTTCTTTTAATGAAGTAGAGCCATTCCATTATGATCCGTGGATAAATACAGACGCAGTGATTGATTTCGGGGAAATTAAATACGCCTTACCGTCTAATCAAAAATAGTTATGAAAATGAAAAAACCACAGGAAAACTGCGAGAGGATACTTGAATTAGCCATTATGAATCTTTTGGCTCAAATAAAAAGAAGGACAGGGGATTTTAATAAAATAGGATTATCACATTACCTAGATGAATTAAATGGCAACTTTAATTCAAAATGTTTAATGTGGATAAGTCACAATATTAAGAAAGATAAAACAACGCTCAAGATAATATTTGAATTCCCAGAAATAAAATAATCAAATGAAATTTATTGCATATTTCCAAAACGGAAAATTTCAGTTTACAAATCCAGACAAATTAAATTCTTTTTTGGGCAGAAATCCTGGTATTTTATATATCAATATTGAAAAAGAATCTAAAAATAATAATAACAGAACAGACAAAGAGAATCGTTATTATTGGGG